ATAGTAACATTAACCCTAGATATTTAAACCATGAGAAAATATATACACAGACTACTCGTAAAAAATTCAATAGTACCTTATAAGACAATCACATTAAAAACGGGCGTAGTTGTAGACCACTACAGAGACGGACTCGTAGACGTTAGTTAGTTTTGTTTAATTTTGTTTTAGTTTGCCCTGCCTTAATTGGTGGGGTTTTTTTGTATAATAACAATAACAATAATTATTTGTTTTTATAATAGGACTAACACTAATAGTTAGTACCTATTAGATATGAATAAATTATCAAAAGGTAACGGAGGTTGGTCTACAAAATCCAAAGGGATTGATCGCCGTAAAAACCCATTCAAGCAATTAATAAACGAGGCTACTAGCGAGGCTAACTTTATAGCTGTCTTTCAAACGCTAGAGGCAAGCGCGATGTCTGGAGACGTTCAAAGCGCAAAGCTCTACCTAGAGTATACGGTCGGCAAACCAATGCAGAGCGTAGATATAACCTCCGACGGCGGCAGCGTAAATATACCGACGATTTCTTTTACCTCATCTATTGACGTAACACCAGAGAATGAGTAACATAAACCTAAGCGAAAAATTCGCGCCCCTGTTTAATATTCCCGACGGCGTGGATACCTTTATTATAACAGGCGGCAGATTCTCACAGAAGTCATTTGCGACGTCTCTAAGCGCTTTAAATAGTTGCACGAAGTACGGGCATCGAATACTCTACAGCAGGTACACAAACGCCTCTCTAAAGGATTCTATATTCGCAGAGGTAGAGGAGAAAATCGAACTCATGAATCTGGAGGACGCTTTCGAGTCGCAGCAAAATAGGATCGTCTCAAATTTCAATAAAAGCAAGATAGTCTTTAAAGGATTAAAGGCAGGCTCTGGAGTCCAGACAGCAAACCTCAAGGGGTTAAAAGATTTCTCGATGTTAATACTAGACGAGGCGGAGGAGATGCAAGACGAGGCAATCTACGACAAGATAGTGTTATCAATTAGAGGCAACGATGCAAGCAATCCAAACCGAAATATAAAGGTCTTAATCTTAAACCCTACGAGTAAGGAGCATTTTATCTATATGAAGTACTACGAGAGTAGAGGAGTGCAAGAGGGATTTAACGGGATAAAAGATAACGTCTGTTATATACATACGTCCTACCTCGATTGCCTTGAGTTTGTACCCGACGAGATACTAGACTATTTCGAGGACATGAAAGTCAGCAATCCGATTAAATACAAACACGTTGTTTTAGGCTCTTGGCTCTCAAAAGCGGAGGGCGTCGTTTATACAAACTGGCGCTTTGGCGAATTTAATCCCGACGGGTTACAGGTTATCTACGGACAGGATTACGGGCATACCGATCCGACAACCTTAGTAAAAATTGCCATAGATAAAAAAAAGAAAATAATCTACGCAAAGGAGGAGCTTTACAAATCCAAGTTAACCATCTCCGAAATATACGCAATCAATAGACAGAGGGCAGGGCGTAACCTCATCATAGGAGATAGCGCAAGCGCAGGAACTATCGCAGAGTTACAAAAGCTAGGTCTCAACATTAGAGGCGCTAAGAAAGGCGCAGGAAGTATCGCAACGGGTATCGCATTAATTCAAGACTACGAGCTTGTCGTCGATCCAGACTCTACGAATATGGCAAAGGAATTAAATAACTACGTTTATACAGACAAGGGCGCGCAGTTAGCTTGCGATATGTACAACCATAGTTTAGACGCGTTGAGGTATGGAGTTTTACACCTATTGGCAAATCGTGGCAAAATAGAAATAAGGTAAAGAAAAAAGGGAGCTGTTACGCTCCCCCTTGTTTTAAATAGGGGGCGTTAACCCCCGTTAGTTATTATTTGCTTACTATATTAATATGTGGAAATCTTGCTTTTATATCCATTAATTCGAATGTAGTTACATACCCTACGTCTAAAGTTAGACCACCTTGTTCACTTTTTTTAACTCTTGTAAAATGACCCTCCTCGTTTAAAGTGTCTTGAGCTGTTAAGTACCATCCTGTATTGCTTAGTGTTTCCCAATTTTTAGTAGTTGTCATAATGTTTGTTTTTAGTGTTTGTTATTATTTACACTACAAATATACAAACCTTTTAGAGTTATACACAAAGAAATAAACAATTTTAACAAAACTTTAACATTTAGGTACTAAATAACATAAAGAGAATTAATTTGTTTTTATTATATGACAGAGACTATTAAAATTAGCGTACCCGAAAATATCGCAGATATTACTCTGGATCAATACGTCAAGTTTGAGGCGCTACGAGCGAGAGAAGATAAAATGACAGAGCAGGGAATGATCGAGAGAGTTATATCTTTGTTTACAGGAATGAAAAAACAAGACGTAAAGAAATTAGTATACACAGACTACGAGGGTTTAATGGCTCAGATTATAGCAGCCTGTGAGCAGGACGTAGAGTTTGAGGAGCGGTTTATGCTTAATGGAGTAGAGTACGGCTTTATCCCAAACCTAGACGAGATAACGACGGCGGAGTATGTAGACCTCAGCACTATAGGAATGGACTTTAAAGAGATGCACAAAATTATAGCTATCTTATTTCGTAGGGTTACAAACGAGGACGCTTTCGGTAACTATGAAATACTGCCCTATAAGTATGATAAGGCTCTATGTGAGGAGATGAGGCAATGCCCTATGAATATAGTTAACGGCGCTCTGGTTTTTTTTTGGAGTTTATCGAGAGAATTAAAACAAGCTATCCAGAGATTTACGAATCAAGTGGAGGAGAAAAACAAGCGGTAGATTATTTTACAAAATGGGGGTGGTACGTTACTATTGATATGATGGCGAGCAATGATATACTGAAAATCGACAGAGTGCTAGAAACAAAGGTACATGAGTTTCACACGTTCCTAGCTCATAAATTAGACAGGCAAAAAATGGAGGCAATACTAAGGAAAGGAAATAACGTAACACAATTATAATGAACGCATATAGTAGACTATTAAGATATATAAGGAGTTTAGCAGAGCAAGACGTATTTGTTAAAACAATCACGACGGGCGCGGATATTGATTTGAACAAAGGCGATATATTCCCGTTGTTTAATATTGATATAACAGACGCGACCTTTAGCTCTAACGCAACGATTACCTTTAGCCTTAATATACAATGCCTAGATATTAGAGACATTAATAACGAGAATGTAAACGACAAGTTTTACCTCAACGATAACGAGGTAGATAACTACAATGGTACGCTCTCTTGCCTCAATGCGCTTTGGGTTAAAATGCACAGAGATTTTGCAGACAACAATATAACAGCGTCGGATAGTCCGACCTTGACGCAGATAACTTACTCAGATAAAAACCTGTTAGACGGTTGGGATATGAGCCTAGAGGTAGAGATGCCAATAGACGAAACTAGCTTTTGCTTTTGGGAAGTGTAACGAAAATATTTAATACTCTAGGGAGTAATGTAGTAAAGCAAGCAAGAGCTAATCTAAAGAAAAAAAAGAAAGGCGATAGCAACCTATCTAAAAACCTGTCCTATAAAGTAAAGGGTAGCTCTATAGAGTTTATACTAGCGGATTACTGGGAATATGTAGACGCAGGGGTTAAAGGTGTCGGAGGTAAAAGAGCGGATAAAAAAGTAAAGGGTAAAAAAGTAACGGGCGCAGCTTGGAAACTTAAAAAGGTAACAAATAATAAGTTTAAGTACACAGATAAAAAGCCGCCGTTTATGGCTTTCAATGGGTGGAGTATTCGCAAGGGTATAGCGCCAAGAGATGCAAAGGGTAGGTTAATGAAACGCAAAGGTTTGCTTTATGCGATTGCTAATAGTGTATATCACACAGGAATCGAGACAACGCATTTCTTTACAGACGCCCTAGATAACGAAGTACTAAAACTAGGCGACGAGATAGGCGAGGCTTTCGCTCTTGACCTCATCGACGGAATGAACATTAAAAGTGATAACGTAACAATAACAAAATGATAAGAGCATTAAGTCCGTTTTATATAG